ACGAAGACCACAAGTACTTCTACCTTCCCGGAGAATGCGACCCGCCTCACACGTTCAGCCTGTGGGGGGTAGTTGCGTCGGCTTCCGTCAATCGGGAAATGGTTGAGTATTTCAAAGTCATAGACACGGCCACCAATGCAGACCGGCCAGAGGAACACAACAACGGCGAATTCTCCATTGAGGTAATAATCAGGAAGTGAAACACTACATCATGGTATATCTTGAATCGCGCGGACTGACAAAGACAGACTTCATCGGCTGCGAGGTTTGCGGCGTGGCAGCATCTGACATTCACCACATCCAACCGCGTGGAATGGGAGGAAGCAAATTGCGCGATACACCGGATAACCTGATTGCACTATGCAGACCCTGCCACACAGAGGCAGACTTTGGCACGGTATTGCCGAAAGAGAAACTTAAAGAGATAGTCAATGCAACTCTACAAAATCAAAGACGTTAAACTGAATCCGAGCAACCCGCGAATCATCAAAGACGATAAGTTCGCCAAGCTGGTTGAATCGCTGAAGGAGTTCCCGGAAATGGCAACCATTCGGCCTATTGTCTGCAATACGGATATGGTGATCCTCGGCGGCAATATGCGATTCAAGGCAATGCAGGCGGCGGGATGGAAAGAAGTGCCCGTCGAAGTTGTGCATTGGCCTGAAGATAAGCAGGCGGAATTCGTGATTAAGGACAACGTCAGCGGCGGCGAGTGGGATTGGGATATGTTGGCGAACCAATGGGACGCTGAAAAGCTGGAGGCGTGGGGGCTGGATTTGCCCGGCTTTGATGCAAACGCGGAGCAATTCGGTGAAGGCTTCACTTTGCCCGATGGCGATAAAGCACCGTTTCAACAAATGACCTTTACACTCGCAGATGAACAGGCGGAAGTAATTCAGAACGCCATCTCTAAGATGAAGGCAACGGACGAGTATAAGTACGCGGAAACAATGGGCAACGAGAACAGCAACGGAAACGCCCTGTATCTAATTGTGGCAGCATGGGCAGGGCAAAGGAAATAATCGTTAAGGTCATACCCGCAAAGCTGGCTAATGAGTTTGTGAAGAAACATCATTACAGCGGAAAGGTTGTGCAAAATAGTGCTTTACACTTTGGCTGCTTCTTAGATGATAAATTACATGGCGTTTTGAGTTACGGCAGCCCATTAGATAAAAGAAAAGTTTTGCCATTAGTGCAGCCTTGTTTATGGAATGAAATGTTAGAATTAAATAGGATGGCTTTTGATGATTATTTACCTAAAAATAGTGAAAGTAGATGTATTGCGATAAGTATTAAATTGCTAAAAAAGAACGCACCACATATAAAATGGATTTTGAGTTTTAGTGACGGTACGCAATGCGGTGACGGTACAATTTATAGGGCGAGCGGATTTGTTTTAACAGGGTTAAATAAGAATACCCAAATTTGGGAAGCTCCAAGCGGTGAGCAATTTAGCAGAATGAGTTTAACGGATGGTCGAAGCAAGCAGCAGCAGCAGCAGGCGAAGAAGGTAATAAGCCGTACTACTACTACTAAAGGAAAGCATATTTTAGAGAACGGCGGGGCAAGTATGAAAATGTATATTAATGATGGCTGGAAGCCAAAGCAAGGCTACCAATTACGCTACATTTACCTAATAGACAAAACCTGCAAAATAACCGTTCCGATATTACCATTTAGCAAAATAGACGAAATGGGAGCGGGTATGTATAAGGGCAAAAAATTAACCCTGCAAGAACGCAGGGCTAATTTGAGCGGGGTGGTCGAATCGAACGCCGATTCTCGACTGGAGGCCGAGCGTGTTGCCACTACACTAACCCCGCATGATGATGCGCAAATATAACACAAAACAGCGACACAACAGCGATGCCAAAACCTGAAAACCTTATACCGCACCAAATGAAGCCGGGGGAAACACGGAACCCCAACGGCAGGCCGCGCAAATACGTTTCCACGCTCAAGGCGCAGGGCTACAAGCTGGCAGAAATAAACGACTGCATCCAAGTGATGATGGCCATGACTATCGAGGAACTAAAGGACGCTTTCGAGAACCCGAATGCAACGGTATTAGAAAAGACCATCGCGGCGGCAATCAAACGCAGCATCGAGAAGGGCAGCCTGTACAGCATCGAAACCCTCCTGAGCCGCGTCTATGGCAAGCCGAAGGAGCAAGTGGACATGGATTTAAGCGGAGAGGTACACGTCACCATGAACCTGAATCCGCCTGAATGAAAACCTACATCACAGAATTCACCGCGATTGACCAGGGGGAAGGCACTCTGAAGAAATACGCCGGGCAGAACATCGAGGCGATAAGCTGGGCACAGGCAGAGGCAATCTGCCGACTTCAATACCCGTGGCTGAAGGTAGTCGGACGGCTGCACATGATCATCGACACAGAGGGCACACACCACTATAACTTCCACGCAAATTGAAGATACTCGGAATACTTAACGGCATGAGCGGGGTTTCCTACCATCGCCTGTATGCGCCCCTACACGACCTGCGAATCAGGGACTTTGCCGATGTAGACATTTGGGCCACGCGGGATGACAAAGGCAATTACCAGCCATTGCCCGACCTGAGCCAATATGACTTGGTGATATGGAATGGCACACTTGCCGAACCACAAGACCGCATTATTGAAATACTGAACACGCTTGGCGTTCCCTTTATCGTGGACATGGACGATCATTGGATGATGAACCGCTACAACCCGGCGCACGCTGAATGGGAGAAGCGCGGATTGTCGGCGAAGATTCAAAAGGCCGTCTTTTCTGCCGATGCTGTAATCTGCGAAAATGAGCGGCTACTGAAAGAGGTGAGCAAGATCAACCGCAATGCCTTCGTTATTCCCAATGCGCTGAACCTGACTGAGCTGCAATGGAATCAAGACAAGCAACCCGATAAGCGGTTCAGGGTCGGGTATGTGGGCAGCCGGTCGCACCGATACGACCTGCTGATCATTGCCGATGCGGTGCGCGAATTCTGCGAGGAAACCGGGAGCGAATTCAATCTCTGTGGATACGATGAGGCAGACCTGGAATGGCAGGCGGTGGGCAATGCGTTTGCACCTGTGGGCCATCCGGAATGGCTGAAGCTCAGGCCCGGCGTTCACCCGTCTATGTACGGCATCTACTATTCCCGCATGGATGTTGTCCTTGCCCCAATCATCAGCAACGGGTTTAACCGCGTCAAATCAGACCTGAAGGTGAAAGAGGCCGGGTGCTATTCGCTGCCTGTCATCGCATCGGATTTCGGGCCTTACGCAAACCATCCATCGCCGGGAGTCTACACGGCCCGGATGCGGGCGGATTGGAAGGCGCGGCTGTATGAGGCGTATGAAGGCAAGATGAATGGGGCGGCGAATGCTGAATACCTATCCGCCAATGGTGACTTATCGCAGGTCAATCTTGACCGCGTGCAGTTCTTTTATGACGTTCTTAGTTCTGTTCGGTAAATATTTAGTGTAGTTAGGTAAGCGTTTAGGCTAATTTGTGAAAATAATGCTTGCGGGTTTTCAGAAAGATATTACCTTTGAATCATGGAAACAGCACAACACACCATCACCGCAGGCACAGTCCTTAAGCACATCAAACACGGCTACACCGTAGTATTCAAGAACATGGTAAATGCGAATGAGTTTCGCACCATGAATGACTTTCAGTATTACATCAACGAGTTCACAATCGTAAATCCTTAATCCATATGGAACAATACAACACCACCGAACAGCAGCACACCGAGTACGCTCAGGGGCTGCACATTATCAACGCGCTGGCAGACTACGCCATCCAACAGGACAGCGGAGCAATCGACCCGCTGGCTGCATTCATCACACTTTCCCGCATTGAGAAAATGGCGGCTGATCTGAAAGGCCAATTGAAAGACCAAGCCATGAGCGAGGCCGCGAAGTGGAGCGAAAAGACCTTCCACTATTTCGGATGCGAGATTCAGAAGAAGGCAGCAGCAGGCCGATGGGATTACAAGGCCATCCGCGAATGGTCGGAGGCCAAGGCGGCACTATCTGCCATCGAAGAGCGGGCAAAGGCAGCTTACCAGCAGGCCACGAAGTTTGGCACAACTACGGTCACGGCTGACGGCGAAGAGGTTCAGTTGCCAACTTACACAGCGGGTGGGGAGACGCTTGCGATTAAGCTATGAGCCGCACAATTCACTTCATAATTCAGGGAACGCAACAGGAACTTCACAAGCATTGCCCGTACGGCTACCTGCACATGAATGTTCACACCGACCCGCAATACTTTCTGCATCAACGGTACGAAAAGTTCAGCTACCTGAAGGCGTGGGAATCCATCACGGAAGAATTCGGCATGGAACTTAGCGTGGCAGAACTTGACCAAGCAGTGATTGACGAAAGCTATTCAGGCGATGACCTGAGCATCTTTCAAGTCACAGCCGATGAGGCCGCGCAATGGATTGAAGAAGCAAAGGTATACAGCCATGATGTCGATTGAAGAAATCCGTGCAATGCCCGGAAGCTACATGGCGGAGGGTTTAACCACCGGAGACCTGTGCGTTTTTTGGGATGGCGAAGACCCGCAGGAGTGGACAGTTTCCCGCTATTCACACAGCGAGGTAACAACTCCCATTCACCGCCATTGGACTGAAGGCAGCCGATACTTCCATCACGTTCAGCCGCTGCGCCAATGGTCTCGGCTGTGCGGAATATAATTGTCCCGTATGCTGCCCGGAGAGATTCCGGGAGCGGTCGTCTCTGGGTTTGACTGTATGCCGCATGAAACAAAGGGGCGAAGGCCATCTGTAACAGGGTGGCCTTTTTTATTGGGCGCATTTTGCTTTTCGATACATTATAGGAAATGGCCTATTCAATAGAGCAGCAGCCGTCCGAGTACTCTCCCGCGTTCAATCCGCTGACCTTCGTGGTCAAAGAATCGGATAACGCCATCACCGGAGCGGCAAACTTCCGCTATCTGTGCGAGGTAGAGGTAAACGGCTCAATCGTTGCTAAACTCAAAGCACCCATACGCTATGGCAGCACACAGAATGAAGCGGTATTCGATGTCACCGAGATTATCGCAAGCTATGTCGGCAATGACTTTCAGCCACCCTCAGCGGCAGCAATCGTCCCGCAAGACCGGATTGCGACGTGGCGGGCGAAGTTCGGATACGAGTCCGGCTCAGGGGTCATCACAGAGGCAACCGGCGTGGTCAATACAGCCAATAAGTTCAGTTGGGATGCCTGCGTACCGGTACAGGATTTCCCGACCTTCGCTGTTGCTGACTACTTGACCGCATCCGGCGGAACAGCCGGGGCAAAGTTCCTGACCGATGTACGGCCACGCTCAGTACAGGCGGCAGAGCAGCACAGCCTAACCGCGCTATTCGGCACGGATACGGTCAACAAGGTGGTTGAATTCAAGAGTTACAATGCAGCGGGCAGCCTATTGCAGACGGTCACGAAGAACCGCACCTACACCGATTACAAAGACCGGCTGCTCTGCATCGACACGTCATTTAACAGCATCGGATTTACTTCGGGCAATGAGGCCTATTACACAGTCCAGGTCTACCCGTCCGGATACGCGGGCAAGGCAAGCGAAACAATGCGCTTTAACCTGTGGTCGGAATGTTCCAAGTACGATCCGGTAACCCTTCACTTCCTCAACACCCTTGGCGGATTCGATTCGTACACCTTTCGCAAGCGCACGGTTCGCAGCCTGAATGCAGAGCGAAAGACCTTTGAGCAGGATGCATTCCGCTACACGGCGGGCAGTTACAACTACGCCAACAGCCGGGGCGGGGTGAGCAACTACAACACAACCCTTACCGAGCAATGGGTATTGAACACGGACTTCCTGACCGATATCGAGGCTGAATTCATCGAGCAGCTTGTCTTCAGCCCTGTGGCATACATGGGCGGCTTCTCAGCACTTGAAAAGGTGACAATGATTACGGCTGACTTTGAGCGGAAATACAACCGCGATGGATTGGTGCAGTATTCCATCACCATTCAGCGGGCATTAAAAGACCGGAGGCAGCGTTTATGATGCGGCTATTCATTGAGGGGCGGCAGCTTGACATCGCCGAAAACGAGGCCTTGCAGGTGACACGGGAAATCGCAGACATTCGCGAACCTGATGCGCGGTCTTCCGATTGGAGCAAGACGTATCGCATACCCGGCACGGCGAACAATAACCGCATCTTCGGCCACATCTTCGACATCAACCAAGAGCAGTTGAACACCGGCACGCAATTCGCGCCCGACTTTAACCCGAACAAAAAGGCGGCGGCACTTGTGACCGTGGATGAGGTGGAGCAGGTTCGCGGGTATATGCGCCTGCTGAACATTAACGTAACGCGGAAAGGGGAAATCGAATACGAAGTAAGCGTGCATGGTGTTGCCGCTGACCTGTTCGCGAAGATTCGGAATAGGAAGCTGTCCGAACTTGACCTGTCGGAGTTTAACCACAACCTGAGCAAGACGGAAATCAAAGATAGCTGGAGCCATAACGCATCCGATGGGTACGTTTACCCGATGATAGACCGTGGCAGGCAAAACAAGCCTTACAACGTATGGGGCTGCGAAGACTTTATCCCGGCCATATTCGCCAAGGTGGTGATTGATAAGATTTTTACCGCGGCAGGGTACAGCTACACAGCCGATAGCTTCTTTAATTCCGACGAATTCAAAAGCCGCGTAATTCCTTTCCCAAAATACCCTCAGCTTTCCGAGGCCACAATCAACACTTTCGCAGCACGGGCGCGGCGCAGTACGGACGTAGCAGTTACCCTCGGCACGGCGATACCATTCAACGACGATAGCAGCAGCGGTTTCTACGACACAGGCGGGAACTTCAACACTACTACAGGTAAGTATGATTCGCCTTACACCGGCGTATTGTACACCGTTGAAACCTTCATTGACGTGACCGTGACCGGCATCAGTAGCACGCTCTTCCAGCGGCTGCAAGTTGAGTTCGGCGTGTACACCAGCGGCAGGTTGGCTGAAACATTCACCACCGGCCAGTTCACCAATCAGGCGATAATTGGCGGCAATATCACCGTGGAGGCTTTCGGCAATGGGTTCTATACTCTTGCCAATGATGAAATTGAAATCCGGCCTATTCGCATACTTACCTATGACATTACAAACCCGCTGGCAGGATGGCGCACGGCCACCGGCGGAACGGTCACAATCAAAGCCAACAGCACGATTGAAATAAACGCGGCACAGAGCGCACACGTTATCGGGATATTGGTGGACTTCAATTCCATGTTTACCAATGGGGACTGGACACAGGATAAATTTTTGTCCGACCTCATCAAGATGGACAACCTGTACATCGAATCCACGGGCAGGAGCGGCGAACTATTCATTGCGCCCCGCGAATCATTCTACCGCGATACGGTTGTGCATGACCTGACGCACAAGATAGACCGCTCGCAGCCGGTGGCCATCCGGCCAATGGGCGAACTGGATGCCAACCCGTACATCTTCACAATGGCAGCGGGTAAGGACGGCCTGAGCGATGAATATCAAAAAGCAATCGGCAAGCCATACGGCGAAGCGCGGGTTTTTGTGGATAACGACTTTATCCGGCAGGAAAAGAAGATTGAAACAACCTTTGCAGGTACTCCATACAACCATGCGGGCGGGCGGTTTGTGGTTGCTTCAATGGCACAGGACGGCAACAGCGCGGGCGAATTGCGGATGCTGTATTGGAGCGGGAAAGTGACCAACAACACATGGACGCTTTGCGATGCGGTCGGCACTATTCCGAGTATCGTTCCGCTGAACCCTGAGCAGATTACCGGGGGCTATCCTCACGCGGGGCATCTGGACAATCCTTTCAGCCCGACTAAGGATTTGAATTTCGGAATGCCTTTCTACGTGAACCTGCCCAAGGGCGTGCAATACCCTAACAACAACCTGTTTAACCGGAATTGGCGCAAGTACATCAACGAAATTACAGACCGAAACAGCCGAATCGTGGAGGCTATGGTGTACGTTAATCCGGCAGACTGGCAGCGGTGGTCTTTCCGTGACCTGTTCTTTTTCGATGGCCAATATTTCCGGCTGAACAAAGTTTCAGATTACCCTATCGGAACGGCGGAACTTACCCGCTGCGAGTTCCTGAAAATCAAACAAGGCGCAGCATTCGTCGGAACCACTGGCAAGGTAGGGGGCGGCTATGACCAAGTAGATGACAATAACGACCGGTTCCCGGATTTCCGCAATGGGGTTGATATTCCCCTTAAGCGGTTCGGATGGAATTCAGAGGCCACCGGCACAGGGTTGCGGCCTTCGTTAAAAGATTGGATTGTGACGGTGAACGGCCTGACGCAATCGGACATCGGTGTTCCTTCCACAGGTGATAACTTTCGCGTGGCCGTACAATGGGACGGCGCGGATTGGAATTTAAATCTCATTCAAGAACCATAATGGCAAAAAAGATAGTACAGCCGGTTGAGGTGCAAGCCTCGGTAAAAGGCGATGAATCGGTAAAGAGTTTCCGCGCTCAGTTGCGAGAGGCACAGCAGGAAGCGTTAAGGCTGGCAGAGGCATTCGGGGAGACCGATGCTCGGACGCTGGCAGCAGCCGGCAAGGTAGCGCAGTTGCGTGACCGCATGGATGACCTCAATGCGACGATTGCGGGCCTGCATCCTGACAGGTTTGAAAGGATTGCCACAATTACCGGAACACTTGCAAACGGATTTGCAGCGGCTCAGGGCGCGGCGGCTTTGTTGGGCGGTGAATCTGAAGAACTTCAAAAACAAATGGTTCGCGTGCAGGCGGTAATGGCACTCAGCCAAGGCATCGCTGGCATGAAGGACATGGGCAAGCAGATTTCCGGCCTTGCAGCGGACGCGAAGAAAATGCTCATCCCGGCATTCACTTCCGTGGCAGGTGCAGCGCGGGCAGTTGGCGCGGCATTGGGCATTGGGCTGATTATCGGCGGCATTACAATGCTCATCGGACTGGTTCAAAAACTTGACCTATCTCTGGACGGGGTGAGCAAGACAGACAAGAAGCTGTTGGCATCGCAGCAAGATCGGCTCAAGGCATCGCAAGACCAGGTGGATGCGCTGGATGCGTCTGATAACATCCTGAAGGCGCAGGGCAAATCCGAAAAGGAAATCCTGCAAATGAAGATTGCCGCGCTAAAGGTGGTAATCGACAATCAGAAAGCCGTCATCGAAACGAGCAAGGCACAGGCCACAGCTCAGATTGCGGCGGCGCAGCGCAACAAAGATATCCTCGTCGGCATCCTGAACTTCATTAATGCGCCTATGCGCGGCATCCTGTCTATGGTTGACATGGTGGCTGAGAAATTAGGTTATGAAACCGGGCTGCTATCCAAATTCGATGAAGTGCTTGAAGGTCTCGCAAGTATGGCCTTCGACCCGGCGGAAACCAAGAAACAGGCGGATGCGGATTTGAAAGAAATGCAGGACGGACTGCTGGCAATGCAGAACACTTTGGCCGGGCATCAGTTGGCGGTAAAGGCCATTGACGCGAATGCTGCCAAGGAAGCGAAAGCGGCACGGGATGAGGCAGCGGCGGAACAGGCAGCAAAGGATGCAGAGACGGCGAAAGCCCGGCAGGATGCGCTGAATGAAGACAACAAGGCCCGGCTTGAATTAATGAAGCAACAGGCCAAAGAGGAAGAGCGAATTCGAAAAGAAAAGGAAGAGGCGGAGGCGGCGCATCAGGCGTATATCACGAAACTGCAATCAGACGCTGATGCGTATCGCGCTAAGGTGCAATTTGACAGGCTACAACGCGATTTAGATGGCGTGAAGAGGCTTGAGGAAATGAAGGCCGAAGCCGTCATGTCCGGTATTGACTTCATCAACGCAATAACCACCAATGCCAATGCACAGAGCGAAGAAGAGCGGAAGCGTGAATTCAAACGCAGGCAGGCTTTCGACTTGGCTAATACGGCACTCAGCACATACTTTGCCGCGCAGAAGGCATACGAATCGCAGTTCCTGCCAATCGCAGACGCATCCAGCCCGATCCGCGCAACCATCGCGGCGGCAATGGCGATTGCTTCAGGCTTGGGCCGTATGGCGGCAATATCCAAACAGCGATATCAGCCGGGAGCAGGATTGCAGCAGCCCGGCGGCGGCGGTGGGGGCGGCGGCATACAGCGGCCATCCCTTCCGGCATCGTCTACCCTTGGCGGCGGTTCGCAGATGGCCGGGCAATGGAATAACAAAATCTATGTAACCGAAGGCGATATAACCGGCACACAGCGCAGGGTGAATATGCTCCGGGGGGCGAGCGTCATATGAACGGCAAACTGACAGCACTTCAACGGCAATACCTGAATAGGTTAGGGCGCGGGCAGGTAGAGCAGCCTACACTATCCGGTGACCTGCTGTCCGACCTGGTGCACGGATGGACGGAGTACACCACCGATAGGCTGAAACAAAGCCTGCTCAAATCGAATCTTCCGCGCAACCCGACATCAGGCCGAGCAAGTATGAGTCTTTACCAATCACTTGACGCGGCCCGCACGCGCAAGATTGGCAACGAGGTACGCGGGGCGATTAACGCCAATGATTACTATATCTGGGTAGACAGCGGCAGGGGGCCAAGTAAACCCGGCGGCAATGGCAGTCTGTTCATGGCTTTGACCGGTGCTAACGGATGGATATCGCAGAAGGGCATCGACCTTTCCGATGTACCGGGCGAAACCAGAGCAGACAAAAACAGGAACTTGGCATATGCGATAGCCCGCAAGATTCATGCAAATGGCTACGGCGGTAACCAGTTCTTTTCCAAGGTCATCAACCAACAGACCTTCGACGAATTCAGCGAATATCTCGGACAGGCGATGGGGCAGCAGATTGCGACCTCGTTTCAGATTCTCAGCCAAAATAAGGACAGATAACACTTTCATACATTATAGGTAATGGACAACGTCTATTACTTAGAAATCGAAGACGGCGATGGCCTGACACAGGTCAGCCTTGTGCAGTCACCCGCGATTGAGGAAGACTTTCACTTTTTCTCAGCACAGAAAGACCCGCTGGCATTTGCGATTGAAAGCGAAGAGCGGCGATTAATTACAGGCCCGGCGATGATCGCGGAAAAACCCATCATGCGCCGGTCTGAATCCGGTGAGACCTACTACGTTAAATTCAGCAAGGACACCATTCGCAAGGCTGTCAAGCTATGGGCATTGCAGAATAAGTACAACGCCGTCAACGCTGAACACGCAAACCCGGTGGGCGGTGTCTACCTGATGGAAAGCTGGGTTACAGACGAATCGCGGGGCATCGCAGCCCCGAAGGCATGGTCAGACGCAGCCGATGGCAGTTGGTTTTTGACTTACTACGTGGAGAATGACCAAGTGTGGCAGGATGTGAAAGACGGCAAGTTCCGGGGCTTTTCCATTGAGGGGTATTTTACGGACAAGCCGGCACAGGCCGAAGAAGAAACCATGTCGGCTATTGCGGCCATCCTCGCAAAGTGCGACAATCTCAAATTCGAAACATTATCAGAAATGAGCGCAATCAATAAGTTGAACGAAATCAAAAAGCTGCTGGGCTTTTCCGTAGAGGAAGACGCACCGGCAAGCGAAGTAAAGTTCGCGGAATCCACCCTCGTGGATGGTACGGTTATCCGTTTCCCGGGCGAAGAAATCGCCATGCTGGGCGTAGGCTCGGTGTTGGAAGTACAGACTCCCGAAGGTGACTTCGTACCTGCCCCGGATGGAACGCACGAAACCGCAGAAGGCTATCTCGTTACCACCGAAGGCGGCATCGTTACCGAAATCGTGGAGAAAGCACAGGAAGAAGCACCCGCTGAAGAAATGGAAGTTGACCAATTCGCCGCGATCCGCGAAGAGTATTCTGCAAAGTTTGCCGAACAGCAGACCGCAATCGAAAAGTTGACAGCCGCCATCGAGCGACTGACCAATGCACAGGCCAAGACCGTGGAAGTGATTGAGCAGTTTTCTGCCATCCCTGCCGCTGAGCCTGTCAAGAAAGTAAATGGCCTCCGTGGCGAAGCTGCCCGCCGCGATGAGCAATTAGAGAAGTTCGCAGCCGCAATTCGCAACATCAAAAACGCAAAATAAACATGGCATTCGTAGTTACAGACCTCGACAATTACGGCAAGGAAGACCGCCTTCCCCTGCTGTACAAAGCCCTCTTCGGCTCTCCCACCGCCAGCATGCTGCAAGGCGCAGGGCAGGTAATCCCCGGCATCAAGACTTCAGACAACCTGAACATCCTTGATTCCACTATCTTCTTCCAGGCTAACGGCTGTGAACCAACCACAAGCGGAAGCACCACATTCAGCAAGCGTACCCTCACAGTAGGTGACATTCAGGTTTATGAGACCCTCTGCCCGAAGGCACTCAAAGTGAAGTGGATGCAAACTCAGATGGCCGCTGGTTCACGCGGTGACAATGAGCTGCCCTTCGCTGAGCAAATCGGCAATGAGAAAATTCAGAAAATCGCCAACGAACTTGAGACCGACATCTGGGCAGGCACTATCGCAAACAACCAGTTTGACGGCTTTAACACCATATTGACCGCTCTCGGATTTGGCGGCGCAGGCGATCCTATCGAAGGCAACCCGACCACCGGCGGCGGATGGACAAAGCTCACCAGCTTGACAACTTCGAACATCGATGACGCGGTTCTGAAGATGGTGAACCAGGCACAGGCTTCCACAGACGGTAAGGCCATCCTTTCCCGCGAAGATCGCTTCTTCGCAATGGGTGTTGACACGTTCCTGTTGTAC